ATCATCGCGTAACTCCTTTGGAATGATGTTTTTGAGCAGATTCATTATACTTCAAAGTGTGGTTACGCGATATTTATTTGTTCAAAAAGTTGTAAACTGCTGTTGCTATGATTAAAATCGCAGAATTCATATGCATTACAAAATTTTAAAAATTAAATATTGTGCTGATAATAGCGCTCATGCGATTCTCATCTAACAAAATATTTTTGATAATTTACGACTGAGCCATTTGATTTATATATTTTTCCAGCTCATCGTATAACTGCTTGATGAGTGTCTCACTAAATGCTACGCCGTAGCTTTTGGCCACGACATCCATCGCATAAATTGCATTGCTTACTTCATTTAAAATAACACTTGACTCGCACCGATTTCAGGTATCGTGGTGCTGGTAGTGGGTTACCCAACCTTCGATGGATAGCCGTTGGCAGGTAGACAGTGGGGAAAAGATAACACAGCATATCTGAAATACAGTGTGAATTTCCCGCTTGCTTATCAAAGTTTCGTGCATGTAATCCCATATGATATCACAGGAACTAATGGCAGCGCATTCGTAGCTGCTATTTTATCAATTACGATAACCAGCTTCACAGTAACTACAGATAGCGGAAACAAGTCGCTCGGTGCTTTCGGATGGATTTCCATCGGTGTATAAACAGTGGGGAGGTTTAACGATAAGGAGTGGCTTGAACTTCGGCTACTTTAACTATCCATTATTTTTCCCAAATACGGCAGTGAGTGCAGTATTAACACACATGAATAATAATCACGTTGTTTGTCACTCTGCCATCTATTTAGACTCAAAAAGTCGCTGTGCACTATACGGGGAAACTAGTTTTGCGGCAGATACAAAATTTTATATAATTGTCATCGGATATTAAACAGTGGATAAAAGAGACTACAGAAGAGGTCATCACACTGCCCATAGCTTTTAGCAAAACTAAATTTGTAGTTTTGGGCAATTGCGCAGCTAGCCAATGGGTTTATGAAAATGTATCAATATCGAATGATAGTGATCTAACAACTGTGACTGCATGGAGCGCATCTGAAAACCAAGCTGGTAGATTAATAAAGCCAAAGAATATAATAGCTATAGGATGTTAAACAGTGGGGAGTGGCAACAAAGGAATACAGCAATGGTATCATGACATGGGAGTATCCAATCACCGTAAGGAAAGTTTTAAAAATCTTAACAGAAGAAGCTTATCCTACCTCTTGGTTACAAAATCCCTCAGTGCTATATGCATCAATATCCGCCGCATCCGACAATAGTATCGGACTAGCAATGGCAAATATCATAACATTGAGCGTCACAAACGGTGGAAGCGTGTCCTTGTCATCACATACCACAGCATGCTTTATGATTGGCGTTATTTAAACAGTGGGGAACACAAATAACGAATAGCTCAAACACATCATTATCCGTAGCATTGCCAATTTCTGTCAAAAATATTCTTATAGCAGTAACGTCTAATTGTGATAACGTAAATGCTATTTCAACAGCAATTGGTTGTTTTTCAAGTTCTAGTTTATATGTGCACACATGGAGGGGGACAGATTATGCGAATGATAAGGTAGCGTATATTGTTGTTTGTATCTGAACAGTGGGGAGTAATAAATGATATCTCACCTAATTCATATGTTGTACTCCCAATAAGTTCGACTCCGTTAGCTGTGCTAGCTAATGACATCAACATGAACCATGAACCACTAATCTTAGCTACAGACTATTACCAAAATGGTAAGTTTATGATTGATGGGCGAAGGATATCCAATATTGGCAATATTTGGGGACACTGGATTGCTATTTGCATATAAACAGTGGGTAACTAAGAATAAAACCATGGGCAATGACGAAGGTGCATATGTTATGCTGCCACTAACCTTTCCTACTAAGTGCGTTACCGCGCTACTGAGTGACACATATGGGCGGCTATCAAATAGCAGTGCGATGGCAAATCAGACGGAGGGGGCGAAAGTAAATGCCGTAACTATAAATAGTGTGCAAATTATCAGCTATTGGTCCGGCGGTTTGAATACTGATGTGACTGTCTTGGCAATCGGCTATTAGACAGCCACTGTTTAAACCGCAATCAAAATCCAAGTGACGATAGCTTGCGCAGTACCAGCATATCCTTGCCCAACTTCGTAATCAGGGGTTATGCAAATGGTTGTGCGTGTGCATTCTGACCAATATGGACAACATACGTATCCAGGGAAATCGCCTGATCGCATGGTTGCAACAGCAGCTGCAGCATAGTTAATATTTAGCGGGAGAGTAATTTCCTGAGTGGTGCCGTTCAGATTGAGAGCATTGCTTCCCCACTGTTTACTTGCCAATACCGATGACATTGTAAGTAAGGGAACCGTTGGCCTTGCTAGTTATATGTACCTGTACCTGTGTAGTGCTCGCTTCGAATGCTTCCCCCAGAGATGATGCTTGGTTTGAATTTCGTGAGCCTACTTGTTTTAGTATTCCATTAAAAACGATAGGCCACGATGTCGATGCTGAGTCATTTGCTAATACTATCAAAGATACCCACTGTGTAATTACCCCGCCAAACAGTGCACCCCAGCACACATATCCGTTCTGGCCAAGCGAATATTTTACACCCATTGCGTCAAACACTTTTTTAATCAGCAGCGCAAGCAAGCTGTCCGACGACAATACGTTGACGAGGCTGCTCAGTCCTGTGCTTGCCAGGGTATTGACGATGCCCTTGTTCCAGTCCGTGACCTGGGCTACTTCGGTCTCAGGATGAATCGTGTCATATGCACTGCTTGTTTTATTCCAGTGATGCAAAATGCCTTTTAAAATGCTCATGTTGGTATCCTCCTTGTTATTCGCTGACTTCTATCCAAATTGTGTTCTTGCTAGTTGGCTCCGTTCCGCCTATATACATATCTTCTGTCGGCATTTCTATCCAGGTACTTGATCCCGCTGAGGCTTCGACGCTAAGTGTGACGTTTGATGGACCTTGCAAGTATGGCAGACTACTCCAGGCTGTCGTTCCGTCACCGGCCTTCATCCGATGTGTGTCGGACTCAATGCCAAGTTCCCCGGCCAATAGTATCGGGTTAACGCTTTGCCAATTTGCCGCAGTATCGATTCTGGTCTTAACCTGGCCGTTTATTGTTTTTGTGGCCATTGAATCACCACCTATGCATTCCCGCAGTTAATGACCACGGTGTCAGTCGTATGGACGATAGTTGCCCCGTCCTTGAGCGCCGTGGAATTTTTATTGGCAAAAGCCGTGTCAAACCGCGCCTGGGTCCAGTATAGGTTTGACCCTTCTGAGATGTTGGCAGTGGTCAGGGTGACTACGCCAGTCTTACCATTGACACTGGTCACTGCATCGGCAGGCGATGTCAAGAGCTGCCAGTTTGCGGCTACTGTCGGGTCGTCTTTAATCAGGATGTATGACCCTTTATCACCGCCTGTACTGATTACGCAGACGTCCCCGGTCTGGGCAGTCAGCTTGAGCATGTCTGCCTTGCTGGTGGCCGTAAACGTGTCAGTAATAGCAATAGCCGGCAGTACTGCAGTGTCCAATTTTCCGTCGCTCCCCAGCACCGGGATATTGCCGGAGGCCGTACCGGTGTTCTTGGTGGCTGCCGTCCCCAGGCCGCTGATTTTACCAGCGCTTATCCCGCTAGGCATATCAGATGCACTCAGCTGGGCCACACCGGTCACGATGCCCTTGGTGTTGACGGTAACTTTGGTGTATGTGCCGGCAGTAAAGGCCTGCCCTGCCAGAGCAGTAGTGATGGCCAGGTTAGCAGAGCCGTTAAAGCTCCCGGACCCGGTTACGTCCCCGGATAGACTAATTGTTCTTGCGGTAGCCAGCTTGTCTGCACTGGCTACGTTGCCTACAGAGGCGGTGCCAGTCGCACTGTCCACAGTAACCTTTCCGGTGCCGCTGGCGGATTTGATGCCCCCCAGGGTATCGCTGGTGGCTGTTGGCAGAACGTACACTACCACGTCCGCCCCATTGATTGTCAAGGCTCCGTTGGTGCTGCTCTTACCGATTGCTGCACCGGACCAGGGCAGTGCAGACCACAGATTAGTACCGTCACCTATCTTGATTCGTCCAGAGTCGGTCTCCACGCCGGGTTCGCCTACAGCCAGGATTCGGGTGGATGCGGCCCACTGGGTTGCAGAGCCAGTCCGCAGCTGTAAGATTACGTTTTTAAGAGTTTGTGTTGCCATTATGCTTCCCCTCCATTTATCACATTAATTTGGTGCCAGTCGCTGGCTATGGGTATATACGTCAATGTATCTGCATCCCATAAATAGATAATCCCTTCACTTTCATCGATATAAAGTTTATCCACGTCTCCCAGGCTAGGAAAGTAGCTTTTTCCGGGCATCCGTACCATTGCTTTCTTGCTGTATCCACTGGTCTTGATGGATGTCTTCAGGGGTACGCCTGCCGTCATTTTTGCGGATATAATTCCAGATGCTGACAATACAGCGTGTAGCTTTTCCATCGTATCCACTCCTTAAATCGTCACATCCGGCAATAAATGGAACTTGCCTGGCCCGATAGTCTGACGGATGCCATCTGCCAGAGTAAGCTCAACGTCCCATATGTAATCGCCATACGACAGATTCTTCGTCTTATCATGCGTCAGGTTCACTACTGTCCCATCCATCGGACACTGCAGTACATAATTTGTGTCATCATATGACTTTTTCACCGAGAATACGCCCGTGAAGTCCGTGATTTCCGTGCCATCGTCCGCAGTCGGCTGGATACTGAATCCGTCATCGTCGCCACGGATATAGTAGATGTCCATGTTCTTGATTTTTAGCATAGTGCATCACCTACCCGACAATTTCGACCCACATACCCCGGTCTGACATAGACGCTGGTTTATCCGCTGTCGATGTTACCATCAGGATATTTTCATGAGCCGCTTCGTCCGTGTTATGAGCTACCGTCAAAAAACCATTAGGATTAATTGTTGCTGATACATTGCCGGTATTGCTCATTGTAAATACAAGCTGAAATTCTTGCTGTACGACTGTACTGCTTCCTTCTGCCGGCATATAGTCCGGATTATCATCAATAAGGGTTACATACATGATTTCTCCGTCATCAGGATCAGTTGCAAACAAACCCATTTCCGTAATTTTGAAGCCAGTTTTTAAGCCGCTATTGCTAATCGTCAGGTCCAGTGTTACCGTACTCCCGTTCTGGGTAATGCTGTTAATACCCAGCGTCAGCTCTTCTTTCACTAGTCCTGTCGCACTGCCTAAGCCTCCAGTTCTGCTTCCAGATCCTATTGCAACACGCGTAAATTTCAATGTCGTCAATCCCGCGTTGACCTTAGCCTGCAACGCTGCCCCGACATCTGTCATGGTAATTTTATTCCAGTTGGCCATTAATCGTTACCTCCTTATATATACCAACACCGACTAATACATGTATATCCTTCTGCGTGATTATCTTTTGTTTCAGATCAAATGTAATTGTCGTTTTTCTTACTAGATTGACATTTCCGCCGAACAAAAAGGTCTGTCTATACAGCCTGTTAAACTGGACATAGTCCAACCAGGACCGTGTATTTTTGTACGCATTGATTAACCGCACCAATTTATTGATGGTTTTTGTTTCATTCATCGGTGCCGTTATACCTGTCACACGGAAATGATATGGTTCACCACTATATTCCGGCCACTCTTCTACTTTCGCTGATTGATATACCGTCGATACAGCTTTCTGCACAGCATATTTTGTACCTTTTAGCCTATGTAGCAGGAATGACTGCTTTACCTGTTGCCTTTTGACATCCAAATTCTCCGTATCGTCATATTCATCTACATGCATCTGGACAGCTAAATAATCGATCAGCTGTTCATTCAGACTGTCTATGGCCGGATAAATCAGCAGCAGGTCAGTATTGATTTTTCCCAGTTCTACGTCTGTGACTTGGGCCAAGCTGATTATAGGCTCCGCATCAATGGATGACGGCAGATGTTCGGCAACCTTGTATTCATCGTCATTCATCTTCACTACCTCCTAAGCTGGCCGTTACCGTACCGGCTTGCGCCACCTGCACATTTGTCAGCTTCGTAAATGTAGGTGATGTTACAATTACACGCTTGACGCCTGTTACGGTCATCACATCGGCGATAAGTCTGGACGGGTTGATATCCCGGCCAATTTTCCCGGACTGCCATAACTCATAGCTGCCTATGGCTGCGGCTACCGCTTCCTGCACTGTAGATTCCGATATGCCCTGGTCAATATAATAGGTCAAGCTTATGTCATAACTGACGGTTTCCGGAGCTTTTACCTGTACCTGATCTGTCAGTGGCCGCACTTTTTCCTTATTTAGGATAGCGCCTACAGTATCTAATACTTCCTGTTCAGGAATTGTGCCCCCTGTCAGCAATGGTCGTATTTCTACGACACCTGCCGACGGACTGTATACCGTTACGTCAATGATTGCGCTGTTTGCTGATTTTGCCCAATATTCATAGGCCCCGGTCGGTCCGGCTGTCGAAAATCGCTCCGGAGATTCATGGATCCGTTCGCGGTATGCGTCATCCTCTTCTCGGTCCGCGCCGCCGGCACTGGTTGTTGTATTAGTAATAGATCCCACATAAGCAATAGGATCCACAATATTATTGATTTCTCCCGGCAGGAATCCATTTCCCGCAACTCCTGTTGTCTGGCAGGTTGCTTTAACAGTTGTCACCGTGTTGCCTGCTAATATCGCCACATCTTCATCAGTAGCAAAATATATACCGCTGGCCGTTGTTACCCGCGTACCACTGGGCACGATAGTTTCTTGCTCACGTACCGCCGACAACGTAATCTGTAATGTCGTTGTAGCTGCAGATGCCGGAATCCGGTCCGTGTCCGAAAATGCCCCCAGTTCATCCAGATTGTCACCCGTTGCATATTTCAGCAGATTCTGTTTTCCTGTATAGTTCATCTTGTTCAGCAACCGGATAATGAGTTCTGCAATCACCAGCAGAAACAGCCGTGTCGGGTCGCCTGTTGCCAGTGTCCGGCCTGTTATTTCTGTATATTCCGCCAGCACGGCCGCTTTTACACTCTCCTCATCAGCATTGGCAAATTCAATATCTGGTAAGTCAGATAATTTCATATTGTAATCACCACCTTGGGAATCAATTTTCCAGTAATTTCCCCATCAAATGTAATGTTATCAATAGATACCCTGGGCTCATATCTCCGGATTGCCTGGAATATTTCATTCGTCAAATACGCTTGTGCCTGCATCGTCGGCATATCGATAACTGAACCATCAATGCCAAATTCTCTGTCTAAGGGAATGGTTCCTTTTGTAGTCGCTAATATAGTGCGGACGTTCTGCAATATTTCATTTACATCGTTTTTCGGCGCGATATCAATGATTTCCGGGGCTTTCACCGATACTTCATACTGCATTACAATCCACCTCCAAATAATGTAGTAACTACGTTATACGCTCTGCCAATTTTATTGACATTTGACTCTTCATCCGTATTTTCCAAATCATATTCCTTGAGTTTGACACTGGCCGTAATATACAAGATTTTCCCGTAGGCATTGTAGATAGCTTCTGCTTCTTCTACGCTTTCTAAATACCAGTAGTTCTGCGATACAGGCTTACCGCCAATGATCAGTGGGAACACCATGCCATTATCACGCATTTCTCGAAGCGTCTTTAACTGTCGTTCTGGGGTAGCATTATATTGCGTCATAAGGCGTAACTTGAACGATAGTTCTTCCTGCCCAGGGCCAATAAACTGAGCTACAGGCTTATTCATAATTAAATCATGCGTCTGCCATCGCGCCTCCCCGGACCGGCTTACTTCATCCGGCGTAACGAGATAATGCTCAGCCACCCCGAATATAATTGATCCCATATACCCGATATACATAAGCATCTCTCCTTACTGCGGTTTACCTGTGTTGCTGCCGCCGGGCTCTACCCCTCCATGCGTATGATTGACCAGGGAAATACCATTTACTGTGATATCGCCTGACCCAGATGTGATATCCAAACTACCGCAATGGATATGTAAATCATTCGGTACATTGAGTACCCTGGACCCGCCGCCAGGAGGCGCATCTATAGTGCTGTAAATCGTACCCAATATATACCCTGCACCTGTGCCTTTACCGCCGCCATCTGCCGTATAAATGCATAATACCTGGTCATCCACAGCGGGCAACCAGTAATCTTTTGCTTCTTTACATCCTCTCATGATAATCTTCAGTGGCGGTGACACAACATCATCATGGTCAGGAAATGTCACCCTGGCCGATACATCCGCTGTATCGACAGATGATACACGACCAACGCGAATGCAGCGTGCCAATAACTTAAGTATGATTCTTTCATCAATAGCCATCTAAGTACTTCCTTATCTCAACGCTACTGGTAAAGCCACTGCTGCTGATATCATGTTTGGCCTGGGTAATGATATATTTCCCGGAAAAATTCCCAAATCCAAGCATCTCAATCGTTTCTCCTGCACAAAGTCCCATATTCCCATCAGATGAAAAGCTGCCCGTAAATTCTTCGCAATTCTTTTCCCGTAATTTTTTCTTGGCCAGCCGGTCAGCTTCCGCCTGCGAAGATACCTGCTGATGCACTTCCAACGTCGCTCCTTCTTTCTCTTTCTTATCTGGAGCAACAAATGTCGATTCTATGACGGACTTATCTTTGTCTTTCGCATACTTGACATGACACTTTTTATATACATCACGGATTTTGGCCTTGAAACTGTAATTCAAAAGTGCATCTGTCTGAACTGGCTTCGATTGGTTTTCCACAATATTCAGTATGGTTGTACCAGGGTGATAATATTCCGCATATACGTCTTCCTTCTCAAATTTTTCCACATCAAAAATGATGATGGCATCTGTCGTTACTTTCAGGGCAAAGCCGGCATCATCGCAGATTTTCCGCAATACATCAAGATCTGATTCATCATTCTGTTCCAGCTTATCTATATTCGGATTGTCATCACAATACCATTGCAGTTTCATGCCATTCTGCCAGGCAATATCATTGGCTGCCTTTTGTACAGAGATATTTTCCCAGGTATGCGACCTCAGTGTACTTCTCAGTGTGCTATCGTCACTGATAGATATAGCAACCGCTTTAATCGTCACGATATTCGGTGCACTGCTTACTTCAAGTTCGTCGATTTCAAATTTTCCCAGCTGTAAATCCTGTTCTTCACTATACAAATCTGACCAGTTATATGTGCAAATTGTAATATCAAGGGTAGCGCCTCGTTCTGGCATCCAATCCGCTTCCCACAATTCAGCACGGTCTTCCAGGGTAATGGATATATCATCTACCTGCCCAGTCAGATTATCTGTATAGCTGAAACTCAGTACGTACTGTGCCAACGATTCGGATATATCTTTGCCATTATACGTTACAATCAGCCAGGCACGCCGGCCGATGTGCTCTTGCGCCAGTAAACCGGCCGTTGCCTGTTCTTTCAGTTTTGTTATTTTTTTCTGTAACGATTGCAATACAGCCATTCAATCACCGCTTCCATGGTGGCAATGTCGATGTATTCGTCAGGTTAACATCCGGACACGTCAGCACAATATCTGCCGGGAACACTACGACATCACGAAATTGCGGGTTGGCTTCCAGTAATGTTCTTACGTACTTTTCAGATCCATACACACGGTATGAAATCATGTCCCACATATCGCCTTGCACGGTACTGTATGTATTACTCATAGCTCAGCCGCCTCCTATTTGCTTCTACCCGCTTCATCATCTGTTCAAATTCACGCATCTTCTGGTCCATAAGCTGTGATATTTCCTGCTTTGTATTTGAGCTGTCGCCCTGTACAACAATAGTCGGGCTGAATGTATACTGCCGGCCACTTCCTCCGGAAACAGCCGGGGCCGATACATTGACCGACGTATTCGGCGAGACGCCCAGCATTTGACCGGCTTTTGCCCATAAATTATAGGCATTGGCGTCATGGGTAATCGGCACGATTACTTCCGGATGTCCCGCTTCTGCTACCCATGTCAGGTAGGGCCGAGTAAATACGCCACCGTTTGCGGATTGTCCGGCAGCAGATGCAGCATCGCTGTCGCCACTTTTGATAAAGTTCACAATAGCGTCAATAGGATGAGACAATACTTCTGTCAAGGCATTCCATTGATCAATACACCATTGCACGCCCTGGCCGACCGCTGACATAATACTATCCCAGGCACTTTGCGCAGCGCTAACAGCAGCGTCCCAAACGGATACGGCCACGGCCATGATGGAGTCAAAAATACCAACAATGAAGCTATAGGCGCTTGATACAGCGCTGGTAATATAATCCCAGGCCGCAATGCATGCGTTCCTGAACCCTTCATTGGTGTTCCACAAATACACTAATACCGCTACCACAGCCATAATAGCGATGACAAGTAAGGCAAACGGATTCATGGCCATAACGGCATTGAGTGCCATTTGTGCCGCAGCGGCTATCCGTGCGCCCATGGCAAACGCTCTTTGTGCTGCGCCGGCAGCAATGGTGGCCACAGTAGATGCTCTACTGGCAATAGTAGCTGCAACGTGAGCATCTCGTACCATGTGGATAGATTCAACCATATATTTATAGTAAGCCACTGCGGTACGGATAGTCAGAGCGGCCATAGTCAATGCAAGTACGGCTCCTATGACTCCCATGATTACAGTTGCCAAAGTCTGATGTTGAGAAATAAACGATGCAATGCCGCCTGCCGCTGTTGCCAGGGCTCCGGCCACAGAAGAAATAGCTGGCAATAAGATACTGCCAACATTAATGGCCAACGCCACTAAATTGTTTTTAGCCAGTTGTAATTGATTGGCCGTAGTCCCTACTCGCGCCTGATATTCTGCGTCCATACTGCCCGCATACTGAGTTGCATCGCCGACTTTATTGAAGTTATCTTTCAAATTATCCAGCTGGGTCAGTAATGGTGCAATAGCATTGATGGATTCCTTGCCAAACAAGTCACTCAATACAGAGGCCTGCATTTCCTTTGGTAGTTGTTTAACCCGGGACAGCACATCAATAATCGTTCCCTGTGCATCCTCCTGCATCCGTTTAGCTACATCTGTCGCTGACAGACCTAACTGTTGAAATGCTTCTGCCTGTGTCTTGGTTGCCCCTTCACCAGCCACCAGGCCCAATGCCATATTCTTGATGCCCGTTGCCGCCACTTCAGATTGCACACCGACGGAAGCCATGGACGCGCCAATAGCAGCTACCTGGGCAGCGCTCATGCCAGCGACCTGACCTAACGGACCGACTCTGGTAACGATATCCGAGATAGAATCACTGCTTGCCGCTGTTGTATTCGACAAATAATTGACCTGATCAGCCAATTGTACAACTTCTCCCTGGCTCATACCAAAAGCCGTGCGCCACTTGGCCATCATTTCGCCAGCCTGGTCAGCAGTGATGTCGAAGGCAATGCCCATCTTTACCGCATCAGTGGCAAACTGCTTTAAATCTTCCCTGGCAATGCCTGCCTGTCCACCAGCGGCAACAATCTGCGCAATGCCTTCTGCTGACATAGGTAATTCCTGTGACATCTGGAGGATATCAGCACCCATCTGTTTAAATTGTTCAGGCGTATCAAAATCTACAGTCTTTCGGACATCAGCCATGGCTGATTCATACTTGATGGCTTCATTGGCCGCAATGCCCAAAGGTGCGGCAATAGCCGCTGCAGCAATAGCACCAGCTTTTAGATTACTCACTGCCTGGGACAGGTTGGATGATGCCCTTTGTTTAGCATCAACACGACTCATTGTCGCTTCATATTGCTTGGCTAATTCATTTTTTCTGGACTGTGCCTGCAAAATAGCTAATTCTGTATCATATTCGACATAGCCCTTACTATTCTGCTGCTTGACCGCCTGTTTCTGCAAGTTCTGCAGTTCTCGGTTGGCTGTTTTAATCTGCGACTGCATCTGTTTGGCCTGAGCGACGGCTCGTGACATAGCACTGCCAACGCTTCTATCCAGCTGTCCTTTTATAGCGATGGCCATTTCAAGTACTCTATTAGCCACGGTGTCCGCCTCTCTTTCCTGCATTTTCTATTGCTTTATTTTCTCTATCGATTTCAGCCGTAATGATAGATTGCCAGGATACATATTCCTCAATAGGTAAATCCAGGAAAAAATCTATCGGAGTATGCGTATATTTTGCCATCCTGACAGTATTCCTCATAAACAGCCCGGCTGTTACTCCTTGTCGTTCGGTGAGGCCGTACCTAGCAAAAAACCTTGCGTCTTAATCATGATGGCCGTAAAGTCTTTTGCCGGCAAAGACAAAATGTCGTCGTATTTGATACCTGCTGCTACAGCCGCTACATGGGACTGATAAACCTGGGACAATGCCGGCACGACAATACTTGCATCCTGTTTTTTTGCTTCTTTTTCGCACTTGAGCAAGGTATATCCCGTAATTTTATCAAAATCCAGATATAAGATATCTTTTCCATCAGGCAAAGCCCGCGTCAGGTGGATAACCTGGTCACTGGGCAGGGCCATCTGGTTGTCTTGGATGACTTCCGCTTCAACAACTTTTGCTTCTTCGTTTTCTTTCTTCATTTAGATTCCTCCCATTTAGATGCCCAAAGCATCGCGAATCGGCTGCATGATATCCGTGCCGTTGACAACAAATTTATATGCATACTTATCTACTTCCAGGAGCGTTTTGTCATTGACTTCGTACTTGATATACGTCGTTTCAATCGTATTTTCAGCATCGGTTGTAGATGCTGGTTCCCAGGAGCCGCCGGACATCTGTTTAGTCCGGCCACGGATAACCACTCGTACCTTTTCCATTACGTAATTGTTATTGGCACTGTCCCAGTACTGATTGGCCGCTCTGGCTTCCAGAGCTACGGCCCTGCCGCCTACCATGGTCAGGTTCCATTTGTCATTGATGTTGTGCGTAAGCTTTGTTTCCAGAGACTCGAACTGCCCTAACACCGGTGCTTCTATTTCGCCACCGACACCTACCCCCTTAATAGTCGCCGTAATACTTTTAAAATCAGGCAGTTCAATCTTGGCCACACCATATAATGTGTCGCTGTTTTCATCATAAATCCTGAAATCATTCAGGACTTCCGGCATTTTATTAATTTCCATGTGCTATTCACCTCTATTCAAACAATGCGTTGAACGCGTTGACATCATATTCCGAAATAGTATCGATTTCCTGCATCGGAATCGGCGGCGTGCGCTTCTTGTGGAATCTGAATATGCCCGCTTCCAGATCCGTTGTTGGATTTTCTTCTTCCAAAAATTCAATACTACCATCCAGAATATAGCCTCGTGATTTAAGTCCATTCAGGCGGATTTGTTCAGAATCCAAAATAATCTGGATATTGCGAGGAACCCCAGGCTTGTCGAGACGCTGCCAATAGGTCAGGATGAATACCTGGTCATCCCAGTCAAACATACGCCGGACAGCAAGAAACGTATCTTTGGGATCCGTAGAGCCCGGATAAGCCCCCGTATAATTGCCCCAAAGTCTCCAACCACCGCCGAAGTTCAGTGCCGTGGTAATGCCCTGGCCATTAAGTAAGTTGGCCTGCGTCAGTTCCAACGTAACTTCTGTACCATCTTTCAGACACAGTCCTGTAATTGGTACAGATTTGTTGGAAGGAGATTCATAGGGAATGTCATCATTCGACGCATCCACCTGGCCAATTACGCCCATTTCAATAGTGGACATGTAATAGCAATGATTGCCCATTTTCCCCATTGGCCAGCATACAGATTCAGCAACGCCTGTATAACCATTGCCACTTTTCCAAAGGTTACAGCCGCTATACGATTTTACTTCCGTCGTATCGATATCGGTCAGAATACTGCAACGGAATACATCGTTGATATTGCGGGATTTTGCCCGCATCACAGCGGCTACTTCCGGATGCTGAGACCAGCCCGGTGCAGCAATAATGCCCGGCACAAGCGAAAATCTACTGTAAATGTAGTTAATCAATTCCAGCCCTGTGACCGCATCATTCGTACCTACGCCACCGATGATATCTGCGTCTTTGACCAACGACGCATCGACCGCATCATAAGCAACATAAATATTCCTGGCGTCTGCAAGGGCTCCTCCCTCCAGAATAGAGATTACTGTATTCCCGTCATCATCGTACGCGGCAATATAGTCAGTCCCTGCCTTTGCGGCGGATCCTGCCGATGTAGCCGATACTGTTAACGAAGATAGGATAACGTCATCATTGATGGTTGCCGATTTCCGGCTTACCGTGATTGATGTACTGGATACGCTCTTTTTATGTTTGGCCGGGTCCAGTACATTGATGAATACCACTGGAGCAACGGCAAAGAGTTTGAATTCTGCATACATCGGCTCGCACAACGTGTATTTATCCCAGTCTTCGTGGTAGCCTAAATATTTCTTTGCTTCGGACCAGGAATAGCAGATGACTGGTTCGTTGATTTTCGGCTCTTCTGCCAAATGTACCGGAGCTGTGCCGAATACGACCGGAAGTCCGGCCGTTGTCTGGGCCGTAGCTACAACCGCAGTATCAATTTCCGATGTCTTGATGCCATGGAAAAACGCCATTATTAATTACCCCTTTATTATTTCTGATTGCTTTCTGGTAAAATGTGTTGAGTGCCGTCCCTTTCTTCGCTACGGCCCTCAATGCATCATTTAATTCTGCCGGTTTGACAAAAAGATGCTTCAATACGCTGTCTTCACCTTCCGGCACGGGAATCTCAGAAAAAATCATACAGTGATTCAGTCTGGAATTCCGGAAGCTCGGTCCTACGTATATCACCGGCCCTGTATATGCGTTTTCAACAGCTTTTGTTTCTTCTGCTACCGCATTTTGTGTCATTTTTTCATTAGTCTCATCCAAAACGTTTCGGCCCTCCTAATATAAATTCACTGACTGTACGTGGCTGTTGCACATTGACATCAAAATCAATCCGCCCCCACCACATAGGATATGGCTGTTCATCCGGGATGGTAGATTCCATAGTTCCGTTCTTTATTTCCCATCGCCTATTGATGGGATTGTTGGTCAATAGAAGCTCCCTAATTACCTCCATTAATCTATACAAGCTCTGACAGCCATTAATCATATCATCATCGTATGTCGTTACTAATACAGCCATAGAAGCCGTAGATTCCATTTCCAGGTCGGATATGGTTGTTGGCCGGATGACAACAGCCGGACATAATTTCTCTTTCGATTTTTTATCTACCACATAGGGCAGGAAGCCCGGATATATCTTGATATTTCCTGTTTCTACATCAAGCAGTTTCGAATACTCCGATGAGGATTTGATTTGTTCTTTCAGCCAATCCGTGATTTCCGACGCACATTGCCATGGTGTTACGATTTGTGACATCATGCCTCACCAACCAATCGCTCTAATTCGTGCATCAAGCGTTCTGCATAAACGTTCATCCCCTCCTGTTCCATGAGTTCCACTACGGCCTTATTGCCATATAGCTGTGGGATGGCTGGCCCATGCAGGCCTTCAATGGGATATCGTTTAGGCCCGATTCTTTTACGGAAAACGCCGCCCTTGCCACCTTTAGAGAACGACATGGGTACCAATGCACCACTCCCTTTTTTAATAGTTACGAATATGCCCTTAGCCCTGCTGGCTGCCCGATAATGTTCAACTGGCAAAAACGGGCCTTTGATATCAATGGTAGATACTAAACCGCTCCGTTTAATGGGTGCTGCGTTCCGCAGTTCTCCGGATTTAATGGTGTAAATACTCCGTATCTGCTTGATTGCTACTTTCCTGGCATGCAATGCCCCGCGGTATGTCGCTCTGTCGATACATGCGGCAATCTTATCCCCAGAAAACTGTGCCAGTGTTTTTTCCAATTTTGCTACACCTTGGTTGCGTACCTCAATTGATATCATGTCATTATCCCTCAGATCCATGTAACGTAATAATAACAACACCCATTTCTACTGATGCTTTGTTGATTATCAACGGCTCATCGTCTACCCTGAATACCGCTCCTTCTGCTGGAATTTCCGGCAAATCCGACGCCTTAACATACACTTTCATCAACCGTCCAGATATACCACCGTATGGCTCATACGTCTGGCTATTAAAGAAATTTTCTTGGCTGTCCATCGTATCAATAACAGCTTTGCACAGCGTTCCATTTAAATCATGGTCTTCGGCAAATTCGTCGCCATTAATGAAAATATCGAGATCTGCCGAAACCATGTCTCTGAATCCGCTCATTTTGTGACTACTGCTGATGGATCAGCAGATGGTAATTCAGCTTCAGCGTCTTTTTCCGGTACCTTTGGGGTGTTTTTATCCTGTGCATTGACATCTGGCTTATCCGTATCGCCTACAGCCTGACAAAACTGATCCGGATGTTGTTTCATCAGGTCTTCACCTTTTGCATCGTCAACCGTGATAATATCACCTTTCCGGTACAGCTTACCGCCGGCACTGAGTGCTCCATGCATAACCATAATATCCATGATGCTACCTCCATCTATTTAGCTTTAATAACAGCCCAGTCATCCACGCATTCCGGGGCCAGCACACAACGACTGTACATGGCCAGTGCGACCTGCTGGGATTCTTTGGAGCCCATATAGTACGGTACATACTGGGCGGCATACGTGTCATAACCATTGCCCGCATCATTGACCAGAGTAACTGCACCATGAAGCTGCCGTCCTCTGCCAGGTACCGCCAGAACAGCTGTATCCGGATCCAGGAAGTTCTGCACATTGCCATCATCAGCCACATAGGTTTCCGCATAGGTATAAATTTCGAGATTCAGTGCCTGAATCATTCCCACACGCATAACCTGCGGGCTGACAATAGACGGCTGGATGCTCATGAGAGACAAATTACTGGCTAATGGTACAGACAGCCATTTCATAATTTGATCATTTCCCAGCATATAGTCTGCGATATTTTTACCGCATACCATGATAGTCGGCACTAATCCTGCATCTTCCTGTACCATTTCCGAGGCGTTTTTGATGTCACTGAAAATAGTGGCTCCCGCCTGATCCCATTTGGTACTGGGCACAACTGTATGATCAAAATCATAGCTTACCGTATCCAATAACGCAGTCTGCCCATCATCAGCATATCCGTAAATATCGCACTTCCCTGTCTGCAACAAATCCGCCGCCATCTTGCTCTTGCGATTGATGATGCTGTTTTGCAGTTCCACCAGATCTTCTGCCTGTTGTGCAGCTGCACGCTGTGCCGGCGTAACGGTACTGTAAATATTTTCCCCAAAGCTACGTTCATTGACGCGATCCGGGTCAAGGATACGACGCGGCCCAATCATCGGCGGTATATAGATGTCCGACTTGGAATCTTCCAAATTAAGGTTGATACCCTTTCCACCACGAGTTACAAATGGAGCCAGATGACGTCCGCGTTTGCGGTATTCTACTGCAATCCGCGTCTGTACGGCTACCTGCGGAACGACGGGGAAAAACGTATCAAGTAGAAAAGAGGCAGGCGGTGTAATGCGTTCCATAGCCTGTAATAACGAAATTGTGTCTCTATAATCAATAGCCATTGTACATTCCTCCTTTAGTTACACATTGCTAGTCAGATAAATCCCATAATCCCGCAGCTGTTCTTCGTGCGCAGCTACCGTATCTCCATCTGCTGTTACATGAAGCTGATTTCGGTTGAAACGTCCTGATACATATACAGTAGCTGTCGTTGCTTTTTCGTCGATGTCATATGCCAAAACCGCATTGGCATTACCATCTTTAGCCGTTGCTGCCGCTGTTTTCCCTGTAATTGTCATGAGCGTGCCTTTTGCCATTGCCGTCCCCGGCGTAATGGTGATATTAGCCATTAGAATTTCTTTTTCTGGCCCGCCATACATCTGTTCATGTGTAAATTTCATTGTCTCCTTGATTGCCATTATTTAACACCTCTCATCTTATTTGCAGCCGTAACCACATCATTGATATCCTGCATTTTCTGATTTTCTTTGCTCGTTCCCATACCGGCCTTTGGGCTTGGCTTGACCTCCTGACTTCCAGAGCGCATCTGATCTTCAATCAGAGCCCGGATGCTGTCTAAGGCTTCACTTGCTTCGTTCTTCGGTGCTTCGACTGCGTTTACCGCATCAATGAACGACTTCACATCCGCCGCTGTCTTTCCTTCTTTGATAGCCTGGTCAATGACTGCATTACCATATACATTGTCCGTTTTCAGTGCTTCCAAGCCGGCAATACGTTGTTTTTCTGCCTGGTTTCCCTGCACTGCCGGTTCTGCTGGACTGATGCCTAGTACATTCGCAATTTTTGCTACAAGATCATTATTTTTCATGTGCTTTTTCTCTCCAATCATTTCACAAATCTTCTGGATATCACCATGACCGTGATAAGCAATATCGTTCATGAATAACATGTTGTTCCTGATTTCTGCCGTGACGATATAATCATCAATTTCGTCAATGAAGCCGTACGCTTCTGCTTCATCTGCTGTCATCCAGGTCTCATCATCCATCATGTGGCCGATTTCTTCCGTAGTCAGTTCCCCATTGCACTTACTTACATATACGTTGACGATGGTCTGCTTAACTGTATCCAGGATATCTGCCGTCTGGCGCATGTAGTCCGCACCAAAATCACCGAACGCAAACGTTTTCGGATTGTGAATCATGTACAAGGCATTCCTGGGCATGACAATCTTGTCACCCGCACAAGCAATCAGCGTTGCCGCACTGGCGCACATACCGTCGATGTGTACGGTAACGTCACCTGTATACCCTTTCAGCAGGGTATAGATAGTCTGTGCCGCGAATACATCCCCACCCCCGGAATTGATACGGACGGTCAGATTCTTCCCGCCACAGGCCTTTAAATCGTTCCGGAACTGTGTGGGGTAGACACTATCATCATCATCGCTGTACCATGGTTTTTGGCTAGCAATGGCTCCGTAAATCAGCAGTTCTGCTGTATTCCCTTCCGCTTCATTGACAAATTTCCAAAATTTATTGATTTTCTTCTTCATTTGTCTTTTTTTCTCCTTTCCCGGCATACCCAGTTGTTTCATCGCCCCCGGCAATGCCGTATTTCTCAAGCAGCCGTTGTTCATACGCCAGTTGTTCGATATTTTCCTCAAAATCTGTACCGGTCATTTCTGCCGCTTCCCGTTCCCGTGTGCTCAATCCGTACTGCGTGCGCAAAGCGCTGCCGTTTACGTCCTTGAGCGGGTCGAGAATGCTCATTGTCGGTCCATACCAATTGGCATTGCACCAGCACTTCCTGATTAGCGGATCCGTAAAGAATCCTGGCGCCTCAATCCGTCCCATGGCAATCGCTTCAGCAAGCCACATTTCGTATACTGGCTGGCAAAAATCGCGTGCAAACCAAACACGCCGGCGTTTATACTCTTCCCAGGCCTGTAGCAATGCAGCCCTTGATGCCGAATATGATGAGGTAAAGTGTTTCATCAACACTTCATACGGCTGTCCAATCGCGCTTCCGACCATTTCCAGCAATTTCGTTGTAAATGTGTCAAAAGTAGACATGCTTCTGGCCGCATCAACACTTTTTACATCTACGCCTCGTGGCAAGGCGTTCATTGTCCCTGGCCCCAATGCATATTCGTCAACATCGATAACGGGCGCCATTGGATCATCATTTCTGGCTGTTCCCAAAATGTCATTTAATGTCGCACCGCTGGTATTACTTTCTGTAAAAAATAATGCGAAAAATGATTTTACAATAGCTGCTGTAAGTTCTGCTGATGTATATCGGCTGACCTGCTTCAATGTCTCAATTACCGGAGCCAGGTATGGTACGCCTCTATACTGCTCTGGCCTGGTATCGTGACATGTCTGTACCATATTCGGCATGCCGCATATATCGCCGAACGCTTTGATACGTACCCAGTCTGCTACCCGTCCTACATCGACTGGATCCCCCGGTACTTTATTGGACACCCAGTATGCAACAACCGCTCCATCCATGTCTATCTCGACTCCGGATATAATTCTATTCCCTGAAGTCGGTGCGGCCATTTCTACAGCATAGGGGCCCATTACCCCATAATAGTCACGCCCCAAAGGATTACTAATCCGATTTCCTTCTAGTAACTGCAACCGCAATGAATAGGGATAGTCTTTAGTAGGTGGTTTGCGCCGGAAAAGGCAGAAAGCGTCTCCATCTACGAGATACCCCGTATAATTGATATCCTGCAAATCATAGAAGCTGTTGCGATGAGATATATCGCACGCTGTAGATGATGCCCATAAATCAAATTCCTGAGCGGCTTTTCTCGACCAGTCACGCGCTGTCTCGGCATCCATCCCCAGTATCTTGAATTTAGGGCGCGGAAATACATGAAGACCAACGCCTATCGTATGCAAAGCGCTGGTATTGATTGCTGCCGACCCAATTGGCGTATTAATCGCTTGATCTGCACTACGGTTTCGAAGCGTATACAGATTAGCGTTGATGTCGGCTTTGGACGAATATTTTACTGGCCGGTATGCCTTGAGGATATTACTCTTATGGGACGCCCCACCCTCCGAATAGCCACTATTGGTAATTTCTTTCGTCGGCATTCTCGCCTTCGCTTTTGATACCATTTTTTTCTTTTTTCTCATGTAGTCTTAGCCCTCCTAACCTAAAAAGACAATTCTTTTGGCTCTTCCTGTTTGTGCCGATTCTGCCCCTTCTAGTTGGGCACCGCCGGCAATCAAGTCATCAATGGCTGCCCGGATTGTAGATAGATCTGCACGAGTCAGAGTGCGTGTACCAATCGTATATGACTGTCCCATAAGGACTGCTTTTTCTGCTTCCAGATATCGTGCTAATCGTTCATCCTGCACCGTATTGCTCATTCCATCACCACCTACCATATATCAGTTGCTTTGCTTGCTTTTTTTCTTGCTTCTCTCTTTTTCTTTGGCACTTCCAGTCTCATCTTTACCGATTTTCCTTCTTTAGCTGCAGAAAGTATTTCTGTCATCTGTTCCCAATCGGGATGACAACTGTACATGCATCCCAGGTTATATACCCTCAAATCCAGAGGTTCATTGCGTACACCAGCGGTCGTTTCCCATATTTCACGAATAACGCCATTCTTTTTTATCCGCCGTTTGTGTTCCGAGATAATCCCTTTAAAATACAGTTCGTCATATCCCCGGTTTGCTAATCCTGTATCATCTTCATCTAAAGGAAAATGCATATACTGTGGTCCTGGCTGACTGATTGCCAACCGGTTCATGACTTGTTGCTTACCATCGTCTACCCCCAGAATAACAAGCGGAATCGGAGTGTTATGGGCCTTGCCAATTTTGTAGTTAAGCGGTATGCCAGGGCTGTTCGCATACCCTTTAATGGCAAACCGCTGCTTCGCAAAGTTTCGCTTGCAGTATCGGTATACACTGCCTGTATAGTGTCCGCCGGAATCAATAAATGTCCGCAAAATCTTTAACCCGGTTCCATCTGCAAACGTATAGGTATGGTTTAAGATAGAATCTAATTCATTCCACGTTGATTCCTGATCCGGCTTGCCTAAAATGATGCCTTTCTTTATCCCCCAGGCTTCTTCACCGCTTCCCCAGCCGCACACTTCATACTCCAACCGGTTGTCCTGTGTATCGACAGCTGCAGTCAGCATAAGCACGCCGTCTGGCAGTTCTGCACTATAGGCTTCTCTTCTCCGCATAAAAATTTCATGATCTTCAAATGCCCCTGGGACTCGATAACTTTCCCCAAATCGGGTATTGACGACAACTTTTTCTCTAGCCGGATCTCCTTTGGCTTCCAGCCATTCGCGCATGATATCGTTCCAACTTAGCCACGGAGACGTAAATGCATTGACAAAAAAACTGCGAATGCCATTTTGCACCGCAGTTTTATTTTTCGCTATATATTTTTGTTTGGCGTTTTTCATCTGTCGTTCGGTAAACTCAAACCCACATTCCGGACATCTCCATTTTACCGATTTTACTACAACATGCTTCGCCCCGTCAGCACTCTGATACTCATCCGCATCAGTGACGATATCAATATACCGTATCAGATGCCATTCTCCACAATTTGGGCAGGCATGCTGCCATTCTTCCTGGGTGCCAGCATTGTACTCTAAATCAATGCGACTGCGCCCTTCATTGGTCGGGGTGGAAAAAAGCCCCATAACGCGATTCCAATATGTCGTCATACGCTTAGCCGCTAAATCGACCGGATCACCTTCTGTTCCGGCGCTATCCGGAAACCTGTCTACTTCGTCCGCAAGTAAAATGCGGATGGGGCGGCTTGCCAGGCCGGCCGGACTATTAGCCCCACACATGATAAGCCTCCCGCCCGGAAATATCTTGCTGAGGATTGTATTATTTCCATCGCGGGTTTTTGCGGTCTGGTTATCCTGTTTGCTTTTGACATTGTAGAAAATCTGACTAAGCACCGGCGTATCACGTATCATGGGAGCAATACGTGATTTACTGTAGTCCTGAGCCATATCAATCGTTGGCTGTATCATCATGATAGTGGCCGGATCCAGATGGGCAAATCTGCCGATAACATTATTCATGATATCGCTTTTCCCGATTTGTGCCGCCGATTTAACAACGACTCGATGAATACCAGGCTCGGTGAATGCGTTCATGATTTCTCTCTGGTATTCTGCCCGTTCTGTTCTCCATTTCCCAGGCTCTGCTGAGACACCTTGTGATAAATAACGATATGTATCAGCCCATTCACTGACAGACGTCTTTGGCAGCGGTTTTAATCCATGGATAGATGCGTATTTCCATAGCTCATTAGCTGTTTTCAGTCTATGTTTCATCATCATCCACCACCTCTTCATCAATAAACAGATCTGGACTGTATTCGCTCAATTCAGACAGCTTTTCTTCTATCTCGTGTGTCAGAATAGTATAAATCCGCTCTTTTTTCTTCCCTTCCAGCTGAGGAGCCAGTTTTGTCGGTAACCCCAGTAGCTGTGTTCTCAGGTTTGACAGCATTTCTGTCATGACCAATTCAACCGTTTTTGCGCTGTAAGAGTTTCCTTCCATCATGGCCAACTTGAGTTCTGCAATCTCACGTTTGATTTTCTCGTGTTTTGCTTTCTCTTCCATATAATCCAGTTCATCGCCGTCTGTTCCGCCTGTCTGCGTCCGATAATAGTTTTGCAGACTGGCAATTACCAGCACAGCACCATGGTCATCCCGTTCTACTATGCCTTCCTGGATCAGCTGGTGTATCCGTGGCTGTGTCAATCCCAGGGCTCTGGCCAATTCTGTTTGTGTAGTTGTCAGCTTTTTCAAGTCCTTCGAGATTTTCACATCCGTACTCCATTCTTATATTTTTTATAAAAATTTTTGTTCGTTGAATAAATAAGGCTAATTAATACACATTTTATTATACCCATATTGCATACAAGCCATTAATATTTTTATAAATAAGCCTGAAAAAAGCCAAAAATCTAAGCGATTTTTGGGCGCCGCGGTCGCGCAAGCGTTTATTGTTAACCCAAAGGACCCGCAATTTTTCACTATTTCTATGCAATATGGTTATCGAAACACGCGTCTCCTGCTCCCTTGTCGTACAGGTCCGTGGTTTAATGCTGTCCGGTTGTCAGGTGCATGCCGTTTGTACAAGAACGACAAACATCGTTCTCTATGTAGGATGATATGATTTGCCAGACATATACCATGCTTGTTATGAGCACAACGATAGTTATTACAGTCTACTCTCATAACCATCCCTCCGTTCCCGCAAGCTGGGTATAAAAAGAAGGAAGCCATCACAGGCTTCCTTCATCATCCTTTATTTACACCATACATTATATCACATTGAAAGCGGGGATAAACGGGGATAAACGGGGGTATTTGTAATTTTATTTTCTTGATTGGTAAAAATCCGAATGAACCAAAATTTTGTAGAAATTTTCCAGAGCAATTTCATGCAGTTCTTTCCGGGTATATGCCTCAGAGTATTTCATGAATCTCGCTATTTCTCCCCATCTCCTCTGATTCACATACCGTTCAATCAATAATGTTCGCAACCGTACTTCGATAATATCGTCAATCATCTTCATAAGTACATTCCGCTTCTGAATCAGTGCCTGTATTTTAAGCTGTTGCTCATCCCGCAATTTCAAATAGTGATTGATATTCTCTGCATTCCATCCGTACTTTTTCGTACCATGGGCCGGGGCCAGGTAAATCTGCGATGTCAGATGTCCGTTCCCCATTCCCCCCACCACCGTTTTCCATTCCTTTTCAATCGCATACTTGCGTGCGTCAATCTCACCTCCAATAGTCCCTAACTGCTCTAAATACGTCTTAGCTATCAATTGCTCATTAGTCATATGTTTTCATCTCTCTTCCTTGCTTTTCCTGTTATCATATTAATTCCCCACTTTGGGCCGACTTTTATTTTCCCATTCTGCTTTTCGTATTCTGTCAGGATATCATAGCCAATTCCACATTCCTTTTTCATGATGGCCATAAAATCGTAGATGGTGATTTTCAATGCTTCATCGCGTAATGCATAGGCATATCCATATAGGCGCCTGGATAATCTCTGCAACTGGTCAGCATCAAACCGGAAATGCTGAATAAGGATATGATAGGTAATCACAACTGCTCCTAAAATTACGTTATGAATCCGGTCTTTGTATTCCCTGCCGTTAATCTTATTCCTCCGCATCAACCCAGACGATGACAAGGGCAGGACTTTCACAGCATACCGCCGGTCCATTTCTTTATTGTCGTATCCATATTTCGCTATGCACTGTATCCATTCTCGTAAATTCATTCCCTTTTCCGGCAGTTCATTCCAGTATTTTACGATTCGCTCCATACGTTTTTGGCCAAAGCCGAATTCATCGTGAAGAGCCATGAAAAGAAGCGTTTCTGAAAACTGGGCTCCTGCATCTTCATAGATCCACAAATGTTGTTCATGTTCATACGCTTTTATGCTGGCAGCGATCATTGTCATTCCCCCTTTCCTTCCGATTTTCTTTCATGCGGAATCATGGGAATCGGTGCCCAGTACTGCACTTCATTCAGCCTGACAGGCCTGGAACATTCATCGATGATCCAATAATCTTTGCGGAATTGCCCGACAGCCACCACTGGTTTCACGGCCTGTACATGCATAGCCACCAGCACTCTGTCTTCCGGATCCGGCATACAATCTCTGACATCTACCCATCTCATTCCTTCATCACTCCTCTCCGACAGTCAATCACTTCTGCAGCCTGTATTGTCTTGTCATCAAACAGCTGCATCTGTGCCCGCTTTCCTTTAGCATATAACGAAGCTTCCACCGTCAGTTTATCGACAGCTGCCGTCAGTTCCATGTTCTGTTGAGGTGCCAGCCAGTCCGTAACAATATTGCAGAATCCCATATAATCCCACAACATTGTTCCCGTCAGTTTGTATGCTTTAATGACAGTCTTCCCCTGCCGGTCCTCACCATATTTGATATTACATTTGTGAAAATCAAATTCCAGCCATGTTTCTTCATCGTTATAGGCAGGATTTACCCGCTGAAAGGCTATATTGATGGCGCTCCATATATCCAGCATTTCCGGCCTTGGTAATTCTACACTTGTCAAAGTGTATTTATCTACAATCCCATCCCGGTCCTTCAAATAGGATATGTTGATTTTTGTCCCATTTTTGCCTACCTGCTTGCTAATATCGGTAATCAGCATGGTACTCCCCTCCTATCGGTTCCATAGCATCAGTGTCCATCTCTTTAGTTCTTTAAAGAATTCATCCGCATCAGCTGGCTCGAATAACAGCACTTCCACTCTGGGGTTCATCGCATCGATATAAAATTCATCAATGAATCCCATGATTTGTGTCCATCCGTCATTTTCCAGCACATTCATTTCCTGCAGGCTGTCCAGTATGAACTTTTTGGCCATGGCAATATTGTCTTTATCCCGGCGCCGGTTTGGCTCATACCACCGGAAGACAGGCATACACTTTGCCAGCATCTTTCCTCTGATTGGCAAGGCTCCCAGTCTGCAAATATAGTGGGCATCCCGGCTCACTCTGCTTCCTTTATAGACATTCGAACGATTGGCTTTAACATATTCGTTCAGCCCGGGAAGAGTGGCCGGAATTGTGATTTTTAGCATAGGTTATATCCCTCCTCATTTTTACGGTAATATGCCATCCCGCATCAGTGGTAAATATGGCGCTGGCTTCCGTCAACAGGTATCCCGGATATAATTTTTGCCATACATCCGGGCAGTCTGTCTGGCTTGTCAGGCTGATCAGTTTTTTCCGGCTGTACCGGTAATCATTTTTCCGTACAACTGGCTTTTTCAAATTTTTGCTGGGATGCCATTTCTTTTTCCCCGTCAGCCCTTTTGTCAGATATCTGGCTAATGCCTCCAGGCCATATTCATCAGGCTGCAGCTTATCCACATTCACCATTCCCAGTTTTCGGCCCTTGTGCTCTCCCTTTTTCCGGGGAGCTCTCCATAAATCAGCCACTATATCCCGGTCAAGCATCCCGTCCATGATAATGTGATGATGGATTCTTGTAGGCCGTCCATCCTCTTTCGTCCGGTATTCCGTGACAATGATATATCGTGGTGATGGCAGACCCTCTTTTTTTCTCCTGGCCTTAATCCGTCTCATGTAGTTTGTCACATTTTTCTCTGCTTCTTCTACAGTCGATGGCATGCACGCCCTGGTATAGGTGGCATGGATGCAGAAATCATTTTCTCCAAAATTCGTATTCACGAGCTGGGTGAAATATCTGCGTGCATTTTTATTGTTCTGGGCAATCTGTTTCATAGTCGATGCATTTTTCCGTTTATCCGGCTTACCTTTTAGATGCATGTTGGCCATCTCAAACAGATCCATCTCTATGTAGTTTTCTCCACATATGGTTTTCTTTTCCCTCACAAAACTCATACTTGGTTGTCCCTCCTATGATTATTTTGCAACGTCGATATCTTAATCCCCATTACAAGCCCGCAAAGAGGCCGACGCCTCTAAAAAATTTCACTTTCACATATAATATGTATATATAACTGAGACTGCCTACTGCAGTATCTGGATTTACTCATCACTTTCAATTTGTAATCCCAGATACTGCAATTGGTCATTGGATAAATCTTTAAAATAATGTTCTTCCCCGTTCTTCAAAATGAACCGGTAATATGCATGATTATTTTCCTTCAGGCAGGCATGTTCTCTGATTCCTACCTCATGGATCCGATTCAATACCCATGTTTTGAATTCATTCCTGTTCATTTATAAAAACTCTCCCAACTTTTCCAGCATTTTTTGTGCCGCACTCATATATCTTGTACGTTTTTCATTGTCTGTAATATTTTCGATGTCTGACAGCATCGCATTGAACGCGTTCTGTATGATTTTCATGTGTGCTGTAAATTTCATCCGGTCTTCATCTGTACTGGCTGCCTCCAGTACGTGTATTTTCTTCTTTAACTTTTCAATTTCTTCCTGACCTGCATCGGATATCGCTGGCCTGGCTTCTAATTCCAGTATACGTTTCTGCAATACATCCCGTTCACGTTCTGCGGCTGTCAGTCGTTCGTCATACAAATCAGATTGTTCCGCATTCCGGGCTTTATCCTCAGCCTGCAATGCCCGGTTTTCCGCCTGCCTTAATTTTTCTTTCGCTTCCCATGCACGTTTTTCTGCATCCATTGCCCGGTCTTCCGCTTCCTTTCGGGCTTTGATTGCTTCCTGCAGTTCCCGTGTAGACATACTGGCCACATCATTTTCCTTGACGAATTCTTCCCGTTCTGCATCTGTCGGCAGTGACAAAAGCGCCAGCGCCTGCGTATATGACAATTCTTCAAATACATTGGGCGCACCGGATGCAAATAAACTGTCCATTTCCGTCATCCCGAATTTATCGCCATATTGGTCATATACCCGCATCAGGTTCTGGGCTGTACGTTCGGAATAATTCACATTATCTTGCAGCCATTTCCCCCAGGCGCCATGGTCAATCATGTCCTTGGCTTCAGTCAATCGCTTTCCGATTTCAATAGACGACGCCAGCATGATTTTCTGTGTCTGCCTTTTTATCGTATTGATTTCTGTGGCAATCGTATCCGCTGTCCGGACACCGATGGCCGTACTTTCTACATTGATGATATCTGTCATCCTCTATGCACCTCTTTTTATGCGTTTCGGTTGTAAAATCTCTTTATCATATTGTTGGACAAAGGCATATACGGCTGTCCCAGCCTGGGCTGGTTCATTATTTTTTGTCCGGCACTGCATGATTTGATTGTCGCGTACTTCCATCGTGTAAAATACGTCATCCGGCGCTGCTTTTTGCCGTACAGCCAGGATAGTGGTATTGCCTTTGGCATGTGAATCGGTATATGTTGCTACGCAGTTATGGTTGACTGCGCCTTCCCGTATGAATTCTTCAACGGTCTGCAACGGCCGGATGAAAAACAGATTCGAATGGAAGCAGTACGACTGCAGTTTCTTATTCCGTTCTTCCAGCATCGCGACCTGCTGTTCTGCATACTGCCGGTGCCGTCTTTCGATATCGGCCCTCATCTTCAGCCGGACAGCTTCTGATGAATGCCGATGCGCTTCATATAAATCCCGTGGCCGTAGATACTGCCGGTCTGTCAGATCATATCCCAGTTCTTTGATTTCCTTGTAATAGTCCAAATAATCACAGATGCAGGCTCTAAGAGATAGGCCCGACTTCCCATGTTCACGCGTCATCTTATCGAACTGCTTTTCACAATACATGATAATCTGATGAGCCGATGGCAGATTCTTGTCATTCAGTAAGCCGTTATCCTTCATGCTCGAGTAAGCACCTTGCATCATACTGGCTTCTTCCAACGTACATCGCTTCCCGGTCTGTTGCATAACCGTTAGCATATTCAATGCGTTCACTGACATAGGGGTATGTTCTTCCTGTAGTTCATAGAGATGTTTCTTTTCCCTCTTTGTCAGCACAAACCGTATCATCTGTTTAGGAGATTTATACTGTTGCCACTTGATAGCTGGATAGGTGCTTTGGCCATGTATCTTACGCAGGACGCACCCAATCAGCCCGCCTTTAACCATATATTCGATTTGCGAGAACCGGGAATATAAATCCAGATATGCCACTGATACGTATGCATACTCTGCTCCCTCAGACCATCCTTTATAATAATTCCGGAAATATTTCACCGCACAATATCGCCAGGCTGATGTCTGACATATATCATCCAGGCTATCCCAATCTACATAATCGATTAATCCACGGTCTGCCCATTTATATACATCGCCTGGTCCTATGCGTTCTACCCGGTTCCACGGGGTACCGATGCCATCGTCTCCTGCTGAATACCAGAACGGCGTTTTAAACTGTCCGCCGGCATAATCCACGTCCCGGCAATAATAGATTGTTCCTTTGCCAATTTCCATCCGCATCATCCCGACAACATATGCTATCGGCCGGACATTCCGGTATCCCTGATCCATAGGCAGATACGCTACTACATTTTTTGCCAGGATAACATCTTTATTCTTCCGGCTCCGGGAAAAGAATGTCACATAGGTTCCTAATACTTTATTCATCATGCCCTTGCCAGCGTATATCAGCTGATGCTCTTTATGGCAATACGGGCAGCTATATCGTTTGAATGGATACCACGTATCCATTTTTTCTATCGTCCAGCTATCCGGAATCCGGAAGGAATGATGACAGAACGTACAATATCCAAATCTCGTCTTATTGGTTACCTCATGACCATTGGTGTTTCTCAGTTCCGGATGTTGATTCAGATATTCTTCTTTGGCCATAGCTCCACGGGTGACACAGATATACTGACTGTCCATCGTATGAGTGAGAATCCAATGTAATTCTTTCTTTGAACATTGAAATGAGTAAAATTCATTTTCCAGTTCTGAAGGCGTGATTTCATATGCTTTCATTTCATCCACCTCCTATAACAGGTCATCAATATCAAGTGTTACCCGTTTCGGTTCAGTATGTGTTGCCGGATGTACGGTTTGGCCAGGCATGCACCGTTCGACATCCTGTGCCGATAATAATGGCTGCACGATTCTTCCACCAAAATGGAAATAATCATACAGGTCTTCCATCGTGGCCACCCCGACATTATTTTTCTGGTTTTTCCTGGCCCGTTCCCGCATGAAATCCATGCATCCCTTCAATGTAAGGTCATCTGTTATTTTTTCGGATTCTTCCGGATGCTCCGTCATGTAATAGATAGCCGTCTGCCCTATCATCCGGATACAGGCATCCGTGCTGTTATCATATTCATTCTGCCAACGTTCTATGATTTGATTCATATCCATGTAAATCAGCCCTTTTCGTATCAAAATAATTTTTGTATTACCCAAATCGTCAATGAAATAAGTCCATACCAGAAGGCAAATGTCAGTACTCCCATACACGCCAGCCGTAATCCGATATGTTTGATTCCGTTATTGCTTTTCTTGCCAGAGCAAATCTTTTGCATGATCAATCAGCTTCCTTACATACAACAGGTTAATCGGGTGCCGGTTCCTGTTGTTCCTATTTTTTCCCGGTTCCATGTGCTCCAACCGCTGTTCTAATTCTGCAACGCTTGTAACCTGTTCAATTCCCATGGCCTTACTTTGCAGATATTCTGTCGTGCAGCCTAAACTATTCATCCAATCACCAGAAAAATAAATAATATCGCATCGGCATAGCAGTTCTAATGTATACATCAGCCCGATTAGGATAAGGAGTAGTTGCATAATCATTGCGTACAGCGTGGATGGGTGAAAATACAGCAATCTGTGGAAATTTTGACTGCAGTTCCATTGCAATCCTGTCCGCATCCATGGCGTTCGATTCTTTGCCCCCATATGGATGAGATAAATATAAAGCAAGCATCAA